CAAGCACTACAGAAAGCAGCAGAAGCACAACTATTTGAACTTAATGATCAAGTAACAAGAGCAAACTTTGTTAATATTGTTGAACCATATCTAAGAGATGTGGAAGCTAAGAGAGGACTTTATGGGTTCCTAGTCATTTGTGATGAGACAAACAACACTCCTGATATCATTGATAATAATGAATTCAGAGCAGACATCTTCTTGAAGCCTGCCAAGTCAATCAACTATGTTACTCTTACATTTGTTGCCACCAGAACTGGTGTTAGCTTTGAAGAAGTAGCTGGTAGAGTTTAACTTATCATATCTAAATAACAAAAGGAGATTCTAAAAAATGGCAACAATCCCACAGAGAACGATTTCTCAATTTAAATCCAAACTGATTGGAGGCGGTACTCGCCCCAATCTGTTTGAGGTGCAAGTTAACTTCCCAGATGGAGTAAACCTTGGTATTCAAGGTGATGGTGGTGGAGAATTTGATGGAGATAGATTTAGATTTTTATGTAAAGCAGCTCAATTGCCAGCTTCTAATGTAGGAGTATTGGAAGTCCCATTTAGAGGACGTGTAATGAAAGTTGCTGGAGACAGAACAATTGATAGTTGGTCTGTTACAGTAATCAATGATCAAGATTTTGGTCACTACAGAGCATTCCAAGCATGGGCTCAAAACATTGCTCAGTATGGTGATTCTGCAGGTTTAACTGATCCAGCATCATACATGGGACAAGCAACTGTCTATCAACTTGGCAGAAATGTTGCTAGTCAACAGGGTTCTAATAGTCCTGCTACTGATAGTAATATTCTTGCACAATATAAGTTTGTAGATATTTTCCCAACTACAGTTGCTGCCATAGATCTTTCCTATGATACAACTGATAGTATAGAGGAATTTACTGTTGACTTCCAAGTACAATACTGGTATCCTGAAGCAGCAGGTGCTGGAGCCTGATAAATAAACATATAAGGTTTAACTTTTAATAATGGCAAGGTTATTTGGATTTTCTATAGAGGATACTGAAAAGATACCACCCAGTGTGGTATCTCCAGTTCCTGAAAATAACGCAGATGGTTCAGACCACTATTTGACTAGTGGTTTTTTTGGATCGTATGTAGATATTGAAGGAATTTATAGAACTGAATTTGATTTAATAAAAAGATATAGGGAGATGGCACTCCATCCAGAGTGTGATAGTGCAATTGAAGATATTATACAGGAAGCAATAGTATCAGATACAAATGATTCACCAGTAGAAATTGAGTTATCTAATCTCAATGCTAGTGATGGTATTAAAACTAAAATTAGAGAAGAATTTAAGGCAGTCAAAGACCTATTAGATTTTGATAAGAAAGCACATGAAATTTATAGAAACTGGTATATAGATGGTAGATTATATTATCATAAAGTAATTGATTTAAAGAAACCAGAAGAGGGTATAGTAGAACTAAGATACATTGACGCAATGAAAATGCGTTATGTAAGACAACAGAAGAAGTCTGAGAAAGATGTTAGAATGGCTAACATCAATAATGACAATCCTATGGAATATGAATTTCCTAAGATTGAAGAGTATTTTATCTATAGTCCTAAGTCAACTTTCCCATCTCAAATGCCATCTGCCATGACTGGTGGTAATAAAGGAATCAAGATGAGTAGATAGAAACAAGGGGTCAACCTTATCATACTTACACAAAGCAATCAAAGCAGTCAATCAACTTAGAATGATTGAAGATAGTCTTGTTATTTACAGATTATCAAGAGCACCAGAAAGAAGAATATTCTACATTGATGTAGGTAATCTTCCTAAAGTTAAGGCAGAACAATACCTCAGAGATGTAATGATGAGGTATAGAAACAAGTTAGTATATAATGCTGACACTGGTGAGATTAAAGATGACAAAAAATATATGTCAATGTTGGAAGACTTTTGGCTTCCTAGAAGAGAAGGTGGTAGAGGAACTGAGATTACTACATTGCCAGGTGGGCAAAACTTAGGAGAAATCACAGATATTAAGTATTTCCAAGAGAAACTTTTCAAAGCTTTGAATGTACCTGTCACTAGGATAGGTGGAGATGGTGGTTTTAATTTAGGAAGATCATCTGAGATACTTAGAGATGAAGTTAAATTTTCTAAGTTTGTAGGTAGATTAAGGAAGAGATTTGCTAATCTGTTCAATGATATTCTTAAAACACAATTACTTCTTAAGAATATAATTACCCCAGAAGACTGGGATATCATGAGTGAGCATATTCAGTATGACTTCCTTTATGATAACCATTTTGCAGAACTTAAAGATTCTGAATTAATGGCAGAAAGACTAACTATGGTAGCATCTGCTGAACCATATGTTGGTAGATACTTCTCACAAGATTATCTAAGACGTAAGATTCTTCGTCAAACTGATGAAGAAATTCTTGAACAGGATAAGATTATGAAGAAGGAAATTGCTGATGGGGTAATACCTGATCCAGCAATGATGATGGACCCAAATCAAGTGGAAGGAGAAACATCAATGGGTGGTGAAATGGGAGCACTTCCTACTGAACCTGGCATTGAAGATACCTCCAAAACTAAGATGGAAATGCCTAAGGGTGGGGAAATCTAATAAATAAACTGTAAAGATTAAAAAACAATGGATGAATTACTAGATATGATTACCAAAGATGAGAGTCCCTCTCAGGTAAGTGACACTATTAAAGATATGCTGTATGCAAAATCAGCAGAAAAGATAGGTGCTCATAAAGATGCAGTTGCAGCTTCTCTTTTTGGATCTCCAGAAGATCAAGAAGAAGTTGATGGTGTAGTTGCAGATGCTTCAGCTAGAATTTCTGGTGCTGATGAAAATGGTACAGTGGAAGTAGAAACAGAAACTGAAGAAGAGGGTGCAGAATAATTATAAATAAATAAAATGATTCTGTATAAAGAGAATGACGCTTAGAACAGTTGGAGCGGGAACTTCAATAACTACAGGTGCAGCATCTCAGCAGTCTATTCCAATATCTGGTAAATCTACTGCAATTAGAGTGGTTGCCACTGGACAAAATACACATGTCGCTATTGGAACTGAACCTACTGCAGCTGTAACTGATTTTGTAGTACCAAAAGATAGTGCTGCTACTTTAGCATTTAGTAATACATCTGCTAAAGTTAGTGCTATTAGTACATCAACAACTTACACTCTTATTGATTTTCCAGCTGGGACATCATCTCCTTTTGCAGCAGGAGACTATGTAAGTTTAGATCTTGCTGATGGTAGTGCTCAAGACTATTATGAATTTACTCATAAAAGAGTAAGACAAGTTTATAGTAGTGCTAGTGCTCCAAATTATGGTGCAGGAGAAAATTGGTTTAGTCAGAGAATAGTAGTTGAAAATGATTATGGAAGGAATATTAGTACTTCATTAACTGATGACAATACTACTTTAAGGGGTTCCTTTAAAGTTGCTGCCAGAACTGATAGTGGATCTGGTAAGTTATACATTCAACAAGTTCAAATTGCAGGAGAAGCTTAAATGAAACTCATTAGAGAAGAAATCGAATCTGTTGAATTTATAGTTGAAAACAGAGGCGGTAAA